CTTATATTTTCAAGTTCTTTAACTCTTTTATTTATAATATCTTCAGGTAAATTACCTGTTATTGATTTAGCTTTTTGAGCAACTTGTCCTGCTACAAGTTTTGTTTTAGGGGCGATAGATTCTACTTGCTGGATAGTTCTGCTAACAACAGTCTTAGGGTCTATCTTTCCTGTTTCTGCTTTTGCAAAAGCTAAGTTTAAAGCTCTACTAAAATCTTCTTCTAAGTTTGGTCTTTTCATTACAAAATCCTGTACCATTTTTGAATCAGTAATTAAATTTATAGGATTATATGAACCGCCTTTTTGGCTTAATTCTCCTAAATAATCAAAGACTTTATTAACACCTGTAGCTTGCAATAAAGCCCCTACTGGAGCGTAAATTGCACCTGCTACATCCCCAGCTGTTCTTAATCCAGCTTTTGTTACACCTTTTAGAACATCACCTTTTTGTATATCCTCTGCTCCAGCTTGAATATCAGTCTTTAACTTATTTGCTATACCTTGTTCTCCTCCTCCATATAATGTCTTTAAACCCTCTATACCTTCTTTTAGAGGGTCTAGCAGTGTCCCTTTAGCTTCTTGTGGTTGTTGAATATCTGGTGTTTGTGGAACAGTAGATATTGGATTAGGAATACCCTTAGCTTGATTATAAGCCTCTTCTACATCTTTCTGAGTAGGTTCTCCAGAAAATTCTATTTTTGTTCCGTCTGAATATTCAATAATTGCCATATTATTTTATAACTTTAAATGTTACACCTGATTGTAATTTACCTTCCGTTACTGGTGCTAATTGATTATTACTAGGGGAATTTGTTGCCCCCTTATAACCTGGAATCTGCTGGAATATACTGTCTTTTGTATTTTGCATTTCTGTATATAAATCAATAAATCCACTAACATCTTTACCGTTTGCCGCATTAACCTCTAGTGTTCTTTTAATTGATTTACCTATTAAGTCAACAGTTATACCTAATACTGCATTTCTAATATCTGCTGTAGATTTTAAGTTAGGTAGAGTTTTTGAATATTGAGCGATATCATTATCAGTCAATACACCAACTTCACCATAAACTCCACGTGCTAGGTTAGGTACTATTGCATTTAGTTGTGCTTTTATTGTTTGAGCTTCTGTATCCCACGGATTTGCACCTTTAAATACACCTGCTATAGGTCCAGTCTTTACATCTTTAATATTTGTTTGTAGTAGTCCTATTTGATTTAAAACAGTTAGACCCTTATCAAGTTTTTGTGCGAAAGTATCAGTAATAGGTTTACCTCCAGAACTTGAAGCAAGTTTAACAATGAATGGGTCATTAGCTTGTTGAGTTGTAAGTCCTGATAACAAAGCCTGTGGGCTAGTCTTTTCTCCGCCAAGACTACTCACGATACTGCCAGTATTTTTATTAACAATTACAGTTCGACCATTATCAAGTTTAACAATTTGATTATCTTGTGTGACTGCATATTTTCCAGCGGCTTGAATTACAGACATCTTATCTTTTGCGGTATTTATTCTATTCAACTCAAATTGACTAGCTCCACTTTGTAGAGCATTTTCCATAATTTTTGCCTTAAAGGTCTCTAAATCAGTCTGTTCTTTATATTGTCTATCGTTTTCTTTAACTGAAGCATCGTAAGCCCTTTTATCTGCTGTTTCTATAGCACCTGAAATAGCTTGGAATCTACCCTTATTATATTCATATTGTCTGTTTATTTCATCAGTCTTTATTGCAGTTAATTCTTTTAAATAATCTTGTGCTAATCCTAATTGTCCTTGCAGGTTTGCGATACTAGCTTGAACTGGCAAAGCACGAATAGCAGCTGCATAATTTATAGCATTCTCTTGTTGACCATATACTGCCTCGGTAACACCTTCTTTTGCCCCAGTTTGTCTTAATTGTAATAAATCTTGATTTTGTTTTGCTGTTATAGCGTTTAATTCAGCTGTAGGAGCTAGTAACGCTTGTCTTATCTCATTTCTTTGTTTTGTCGCTTGTATAACGGCAGAATCATTATAAGCACTATCTTTAATACCCATTACACTATCGTACAATGCCTTTGCGTCAACTGCAGGTTTCTGATTTTGAGGATTATTAGTATCTTCTACAGGCTCTAATTGACCTTTATCGTTATATTTGTAATAGCCAGCAACTGCTCCAGCAATCTTTGTATTGTCTATTTTAGGAGAAACATAATTACTTGCACCTGATGAAGGTGATACCCCTGTAGAAACTCCACCACTTATTGTTCCAGAACCTAGTGAAGCTGAACCAAGAGTTCCATTTTGGATACTTCTAGTTACTGTTGGAGATGTTAGTTGTGCTGTTGAAGAACTTGAAAAGTTAGCACTATTTCTATTATTACTACCTCCATATGTATTAGCACTGATAGTTACTGGTAGTTGTACTGATGTTTGTGTAGATGTTTTAGGGTAAGAATTAGAATATTGAGAATAACTTGGTGGTAATGACCCTCCAGTTTCTATACTTCCAGGATTATTTGACCCTTGTGCTGCTACTATTTGAGGATTAGTGTTATAGTATGCGTCTGTCCCATATGCAGGACTACCTTTCTGTGATTGTTGTAGAGACTTATTATAAGAATTATTATAATCCAAAGCATTAGCCGATTGTGATGAGCCACTAAATACATTCTTGACTGTACTTATTGCTTTACTCGCTAGGTTTTTAATTGTATTTAAGATAGACATTTTATTATATATTATATCATTTTTATGATTGTGTACCAATTACAGTAAATGTGGCAGGTGATGATACATTTCCAGCTGTTGTACAACCATAAAAAGTACCACCTACACATATAATATCGCCAACTTCTGCAACAGAAGGAGCAGAAGAATATACAGGTACTCTTAATCTAGTCTGAAAGATTGCGTCTTTATTAAATGTTTGACTTCCACTAAAATTATTTTTATAGAAAGCACCTGATAGTGAATCTACATCATTTCTTAGTTTATTGAACATCTCTAATAATTGTTCTTGTGATACTTGTGGTTGCATATGTTTAGCTTGATATTATTAATGGTAATGCTGTTGCTTTATAACCAGTTATTTCTGCTCCTCCCTCACTCTCTATCTTAAAAGTAATTTCTTTGAAGGTGGGGAAATCGCCACCAGTTGATTCTATGTTTATAAAATCTCTTGAAATACCTCCTGATGTTGAAAATGAACCAAAAGTAGTATAAGTAGTTTCTGAATCCATTTTATATTTAACCGTTACAACAGAAGATGTCGGTAGTGGAGTAGTATAAATAGTGAATCTCTCTAACTTTTTATATAGACACGAATCACCAAAGTTTTCTATTTGAGTTTCATGTTCAGATGTAAAACTATAAGTTGTTGAATCATCCGTCTTATCAATACTGCCGTCATTAGAGTGAGCTATAAAGAAAAAGTTTGCAGCTGTTCCAAACCCTTGTATTCCAGATGTATTTATATTTTCATCAATTATGTCTAGTGATAGAGCAAAAGGATATTGACTATTTTTTCTACCAAATGACCATATTCCTTCGTTATAAGTTGTTCCAGCAGAATTTGTCATAATCTTAGCCGCCCAGAACAGACGATTATTCTTTACCTCTTTTGACAGTGGAATAGTTTTTCCTGTAAGGGCTTGCGTGTAAATTTCTTTTAATACCTGTGCAGAACCACCAGTATATGCTTGTACAATCATTGAACCTTTTCCAGCTCCAGTAGAATTATTTAAATATCTATCTGTAATACCTATAAGTAGACCTTCTATGTATTCTAATACACGTAATTCTCCCTCTCCCCAATCGATAGTCTCTGAAAACAAGTCTGATGATAGATTCCAAATAAAGACTTTTGATTTTCCATTATAAGTAGACTTAGGTGCAGCTGCTATAGCCATAAAAGACCCATAATTAGTCAATGAAGTAATTTTATATGTATCTGGTACAGTTTTTGCATTATCAGTAATAGTCCCACCAGGTGCAATTCTTACAATTACATTGTTATAAGCACAATAGGCATTACCGTCTGCCGCAATTATTCCATTAGCAACTGATGTAATTGTCGCACTTACAGTAGCAACTGCATTTGTTATAGAAGGTGTTCCAGATAGCGTACCCCACTTAAATAAAGAAGTTGTGCCCTGAAAACCCCATGCGTAATCTTTATATTCAAAAAAACAATCATATATAGTTGCATCAGTTCCTTCTGATGAAGAAGGTAACGTCCAATTACCAGTAGTTGCATCATCTTTATAGACTATTTTAGTAAGTCCGCCAGCAGTTTTACCAAGACCATAAAGTTTTGCTGAATTAGAAGCGTATATGAAATTTCGTACTGAATATTGTTTTAAATCAGTATCGCTTACTGTTGTAGATGTATCAGACTCTAAAGAGCGATAAGGAATTAACTTAAAAGGGTCAGTGAATATATCAAAATGCCTAGATGTTTGAAATTCATTTATGGCAGATTTTCTTGAGCTATCAGATATACCTCCGTCAAATCTATTTCTTTGAATTGTAACTGGTTTATATGACATATTTTTATCTATATGCTTCCCAAATTAAATTGATATCTCCTGTTGGTGTTGATGTTTTTGACCAAGCTATTGTTATGTTTGTAGAATCTACTGTTATAGTTCCTACAGAAAAAGCTCCAGTAGTTTTATAAAAGATGAAACTCGCTCCACTTGATTCTATAGTTCCATTTTTAACAAAACTTACAGATGATTGAGTACTTGCTGAATATACAGTAGTAGCACAAGAAACTGTATCATCAGAATCAGATGTAAATGTTCCAGTTACCTTTACAAGTGTTGGAGTTGCCCCAAGTCCATGAGCAATAGTTGTTGAAGCTGTAGAAGATATATCTTTAGTAACTGCTCCAGATTTTATGCTTCCTGTAGGTAGTACAGCAGGGTCTAATAATCCTGTACTTTTAGTCTTAACAATTTTATCTGCACCTGTTTCTGCAACAAGAGTAGGACTAATAAATAGCCTTGCACCTGTTCCGCCTGTTCCAGCACCAGAAATCATTTCAGCAGAAGTTGCCTCTTCCACTATTCCTCTTACCGTTGTTGAAGCATTTGCACCACCAGAAGTATCGATATAGGCTTTAACTGCCTTTTGACTAGGTATTTTAGTATCACTATTAGCAGCAAGAGCAGTATCAGTATCTAGGTAAGATGTTTCTATCTTATCAGAATTAAGATTGGCAAAATTGGTATTGATATCTGCCCTACTATTTGTTATCTGGTCATTTGAATTAATTGTGACAATTGTGGTCATATTTTTATATACAAGATACTGATGAAGTAGAAAATACTGTATTTCCACTTGTTGATAATGTTATATACATAGCTCGACCTGCTGGGTCTTTTGCATATTCACAGTATTTACCTCTACTGATTGAACTTGTTGCTGTTGCAGAGCCAATTCCTATATTTCCAAATGGTGTTGTAGATGATATACCTATAGCACTGAATGATTGTGTAGCTGTCCATGTATTTGCGGTTGTTGTAGATAATGCATATGTAGCCAAATTAGTCAATGAAGTATTAACATTTGTTCTTAATGTTTCTAGCGTATCACTTGATGCGGTAGATTTAACTGCTGTTACTCCTAATAGATTAGGTCTATAGAATGCTATTAAGACTGCAACTATTGATAAGCTAATTGTTAGTAATGTAAATATGTAATTGTATTTATTTATAAAATTTTTCATAATGGTTTATCTAAATTTGTTAATGGACTAAATTGTCTATCAAATGATACATCTCCTATCTGGTCTGTACTAAATGAAGCCAATTCACTCACAGAATATGAGCCAAGATTCTTATGTGATATATTATCTATCAAAGATGACATATCTAGCCAAGTTCTTGTCTCACTAGCCCAAGTTGTTGTTATGGTACTCCAAAGCTCTGCAAAACTCACTTTTGACGTATTAGTCATTGGATTAAACTGTCTATCAAAAGATACGCCAGATAATTGCTCAATACTAACACTACCCAGCTCATCTACTGTGTAATCTCCTAATTTTTTAAATGTAGTGTTTGTAATAGACATATTAGAAAGAAATATTTATATTTAGTGAATCACTATCAGAATTAGGCGTAAAGATTACCTCTTCATCTTTCTGTCTATTTTCAAAGTATTCTATTGCCTTTTGCTCCTCTCTCTGTCTTTCTAATGCTAATCCTTGTAGATTAGTTAGACCAAGAGTAAGTGCTATATCATATGCACAAGCAATAACAAATCCTCTATCAAGTAGTGGAGAGAAGCCAGAAGGCTCGGTTGTGTGAGTAGATGTCCAAACAGGTGAAGTTCTTTGGAAATAGAATTTAAGACCTGCTGATACCGTTGCTGTTGGTTTCTTATCTAGTCTTATAATATTATCTGATATTTTATCATATTGTGTTGCTACACCTGTTTCAGTTCCAAATTTAGCAGGGTCATAACTAGGGTCAAGTCTATCAACTTGTGTTAATGGAACATATTGACCATTTTGGAGTATTGATACACCAATTAAAGTTATAATAGTGTTACCTTGTTCATCTGTTAAAAATGAATAATCTGATTGATTGATTGTAATAGGCGTAGTACCTTCTGGTAGTTTTGTATGTTGTGTATTGTCCCACTGGAAACGTTTATCAGAGGCTATTGCATAACCTGTTAAAAAGTTTTTCCAATTATTGCCAGAGTTTACTATCTTTTGGAAAGGCCATTGAACAGAATCAACACCTGCAAGGCTACGTGCTTGCTGTGCAATACCACTTCCATTTGTTGTGTCATTTATTGGTAACATTATAGTTTTGTTATATTAGTAATATCTTCTGTACCCTTTTTATATACATATTCCCCTATATGACCAATTTCAATCGTAGGGTCACACCATACCTTCATACCAGCTTTCTTTACTTGGTCACAGAAATAACCATCTTCGCCATTAACAATCATTCCATTTTTATCTGTAGTAAATGTAAAATATGGTTTATAAATCTTATTAAACACTTTCATGTTTATTAACATTACACCAGCACCAACAAAGTATGCTTCAAATAGACTTGTAGGTATTCTCATTTCCCATGCAGTATGTTTATCAGGGTGCATGTACTTACCTTTCTTGTCCATTAGACCGACAGTTGACGACGGAGGAAGACATCGTGAATATGAATTTACTCCAACAACATCAACGTTATGCTCCAATAATGATTCTAAAGTGTAGTCAGGGAATACCATGTCATCATCTACAAAGAATAAGTAATCAGAGCCATTCCTCTCAGCTTGAACAACGCAATAATTTCTATTTTCGCCAATTGTATACCCTCTATTAGCTACAAGGATATCAAAATCAATTTCTTTTGAATAAGAAACCATTTCAAGTAAAGACTGAAGTGTCTTTGGTTTAATTTCTCTATTTGTACAAACTGCAAGTGTGATTTTAATCATATTTATGGGTTAATTTACCCGTCCTTAGAGGCCAATAATGACCTCCAAAGTGGAAAAACTAAATTCCTGGTGACATTAAAACTATAATGTCAGAATTTGATTTTCTTACAAAGTTTAACAGAGCAGAACCACCTATGTTAACAGTCTTTGTAGAAGAAGCTGTTTGTAGAAGTGTTCCTGTTCCTCCTGCCAATGTAAGTAATGCTGTTCCTTGATTAACCAGAATTACTCTCTTTGCATCTCCTGCTTTTGGAATAAATGCCATAAGAGTAGTTGAAGCTGGCATAGTCAAAGTTAATGCACCACTGTTGGTAGAAAGTATTGAAGTTACATTCGCTATACTTCCTGCTGTTAGTGTTCCAGCTCCTACAGAAGTTGTAGCAAACGTATTAGAATAAGTTACTCCACCTAGAAATGATACTGCCTTAGGAAAATCTGTTCCTGGATTAGCTCCAAGTATTATTCCCTTAGTTTCATTATCTGCCTCATATCTAGCTAGAGCTGCCTTTGTCTGAACTCCAAAATATCCGAATGATGCTCCTCCGCTTGTAATAGCGGGAATATCATAGCCTGCTTCAATAAGTGTTATTTGTAAATCTTTTACTGATTCGCCTGTCTCACCTATTGAAAAAGCATAAACCTTATCTGTACTTACTGTTACTGCAATAATTGCCACCACAATCATTGCAATTTTAAATATTTTATTTTTCATATTTTGATTGTGATTTTTAGTGATGATAATTATGCAACGTTTACGTCGTACAAGATTGATGTAAGACCTGCCTTTGGATTAAATCCATAGTCTAGTCTAGCTTCGTATGAAACTCCTGAAAGAGGACCGTTTGCATCTACAGCGTTTGGATTGAAGAATATCTTTCCATATGTAGACTTTAGAAGTCCTAGTTGTAGAATCTTTCGAACACCAGCAACTACGTGACCTGCAGTATGAGATTCAGATACATAGTGATATACACCGAAAGCGTATTTACCTTGTCCGTCTGCATCCATAATACCGTCTTTCAATGCCATATCAGCAAAAGTATAACCTTGTGAAGCCATATTTTCTTCTAGTTTCTCAAAGTCTTCTGGTCTCCATACAATGAAGATACCATTCTTTCTTGCTAGTTTTGAACCCTTAGCCTTGATAATCAATCTCTTGATTGCTCTTGAAATAGCATCTACGTTAGATACTGTAACTGTAAGAGCTGTTGTTGATAGTCCGATACCTCCAGCACCATCACCTCCAACATCTGTCATACCTGTATATTGTGCAAGGAACAAATCCTCTACACGTTCATTGATTACATCACCTTGTCTTGCACCATGTTCTGAAGCATTAACAAGATTATTCTGTGCTGCATCTGCTCTGTCCATAAAGACAGATACGATGTCAGTAGCAGAAATTGTCAATGTGTCGTTTGTTAGTGTAAAGTCTGAGTGTGTGTAAGCTGTTCCACGAGTACCACTTTGTAGTGTGTATTCAGTAGACATATAAGGTAGGTTAAGTGTTCTAGTATCTGAATAGATAACTTCACAAATATCCTTCCAATTTGTTGGTCCTGTTAATCTTTCTTGCAAACTTGTAGCCCATATTTCTGGGTATGTTTGCGCTGCAAATGAGTTAGCCATTTTGTTAAATTGTTAAATTAATTTATGTAATGGCCAAATGATTTAGTATTCCTGAACGTTTGGTCCTATTATAGACGGTCCAGAGAACATATTTTTACTTTTTTCAGCGGCAACAATTTTATTCTTAATAGCTACGCGTGTCTTGAAGTCGTCAGGTAATTTACCTGTTTCGTTATACTTCGCAAATGCGACATCTTCATCTGAAAGAGAGGCTTGACTTGAACGATTTTTACCCTTAGGTGTTGCGTTCAATGTAGCCTGTGATTCTCTGAAGTCTGATAAACGAGATTTAAAGTAATTAGAATCCAATAGGTCTAATACACCTTTTCCTGTTTCTGCCATTATTTCCTTGAATAGAGCTGTTTCTGCTGCACCTTTTATTCCTTCTTGTCTAAGAAGAGCTAATTGGCCGTAATCCAAATCACTTGGCTTTGAAGATGATTTCTTAATTTCTGGCTTTTCAGAGTCGAATTTGTCTTCTCCTAATCCTAGCTTTTTAGCTAGTCTTTTTGCCTTTCCATTGTGATAATCATATTCTTCTTGTGGAGTTCTTTTAGGTTTATCTGTTTGCACAGGTTTCTCCTCGGTTGTCTCCTCTACCTCTTCGTTGTTTTCTTCCCCGTTGTCAACGATAACTTCGTCTTGTTCATTTTGTTCCATAAATGATAATTGGTTATTCACTTTACTAAGTGAGAAAATTATTTATAAATCAATTTTGGTAAGGATTGAGAACCAAAGAAACTAAAACTATTTTTAACTATCTTGTCTCTGTTAGCGTTAATGTATCTGTTCCGTATGGGTATACCCAAACTGCATTACATCCGTAAATCTTTGAATCATATTCGACAGTTGTTGAAGCTGTTTGAATATGACCATTGATTCCAGTTGGTCTTTGACCTAGAAAATCACTAAATGTTAGCTTTATTGCACCTGCCTGTGTTGTTATGATTCTTGCAGAACATAGGGTTGATGTCGCGAATAATCTCTGTGCTGTACCTGCAGTCACTACTTGGAATGAAGATGTTGCTACAGTTGATTGTATTCCAGTAGCACTACCAAGATTATTTACAACATTAAAGCCTAATAGCCCTAGAAAACCTACTAATATTGTTATTATTGCCTTTTTCATTACTCTGATTTATTAAACTTCTCTTCTTGTATCTCTTCGACCTTTTTAAATTCAGACAATTCAGCAAAACCAGATTCAACAAGCTGTACTGCACTTGTTAAAGCTCTTAGACTTTGTCCTAGCTCTTCATCGCTTCTTGGCATACCACTACCGTCTGCTGCGCCCCACGCTAGTCTCAATGCAAAGTTAATATTTCCTTTGTGTTCTACACCAGGATTAATTACTCCATGCTTATAAGCAACTGCAAGGATATATTTCTTTACTGCATTGAAAGCCACTATATCTTCACAAAAAGCAGATATTTTTGTCTTTTCGATGTCGTTTAATATTTCGTTACTAAAGTCTTGTGTATTCATTTTATTTTTATGTTAAATTTTATAATTCTGGTTTTGATAATTGCCCCATGTTCTGACCCATAGGTGACGGTATTGAGCCAGTTGGAGGCGACATACCGTACTTTAATGGTGACAAGTCAGAGCCTTCTAATATCTCATTTAATAGTTTAGATAATTCTGGGTCTTGTCTAATAGTTTGAACTGCTCCTGGAGTAAATAATATTCTAAAGAATGAATTTAGCTTACTTACATTTTCTGCTATATTCTTATGCTTACCTTTTATAGATACCTCCACATCCATTGGTATATTACTAAATTCGTCTTTTACAACTTCTAAGAATCTCTTACTACCACCTTTTAAGAAAACTTCTTTTATAGTCTGTTTTAATGTAGCTTTGTCTTCATCAGTGACATTTTTACCTTGATATAGAATCATATCTTTCATCATTCTTCCTGCTTCTTTCTCTGATATGCTCTCTGCAAACATCATTGTTTCATCTAGTGTCAGTTCATCTAACCATTTATGACCTTTGTTTATCTCTAATGCCATATGTGGAAGTACCCAATCTCTATATATTTCTTGCCAAAATTCTGCTATCTTTCCTTGTCTATATTCGTGTATACCTATACCCTGTGAAGTCACAATCTCTGTTGTGCCTAGTGGTGTACCTGATGTTGGATTAAGCCCTAATTGAGGGTCAGAAGCAGAACCTATTGTCCTTGCAACTTGTTCCCACTTATTTGAGAAATTATCAAAGGCTACCTTGTTTATTGGTTGTAGATTCAATTGGTCTAGTCTTCCGTCAGGACCTAAATCAAGAATAGAACCTTGCTTAATATTAGAAAAGTTATTTATTGACTTAACTTTCTTACTGTTTGTAGTTAATACAATTTTTGAAACTGCTTCAAGCATTTGAGACACATGAAGTTCTGAATAATTAGTCCAGATTTGTGGGTGAAATAATTCTTCTATACCACCACGACCACAAGCTCTACCAAATATACTATCTCTCTTTAGAGCTTTAAATATAGTCTTCTTTCTCTTACCTTTAAAGAGGGTAATTCCATTTTTTGTCTTACCGTCTACAGGTGAAGTATAGAAAGTAATTAAATGAGTTTGTAGTGTATATTTACCTGTATCTTGCCATTCTTCTCCAAGTTTCTCTACTCCTAACCAGCTTTCTGGTGCTACAATCTCCAATTCATATACTTCTACATACTTACTAGGTGTTTCAGTATCTTCTTCTTCATGTGCTTCACTCTTAGAGAACTTAGACATCAAGATAGCTTTTTTTATAGCTTCACTATCCCATTTACCTTCCATTGCTTGCAATTCTGAAATTGTGTAATTATGTTTTAGACATATTGCACCTGATAGAACATCTGTCTGGTCACAGAAAGCAATTTGTTGAAGTTGTACTATTTCTGGTCTAGCTTCATTAACATTCTTAACAAGAATTAGTCCGTAGTCAAAGTAACTCTCTACAGATTCATCAATAGCAGTGTCAATCTTATTTTCCTTAGCCCACCAATTATTAAACTTACGTGCAAAGAAAGATAGATGATATTTTTCTGCATTATCTACATAAATTTGTATGTCTTTTACATCAAAACCTTCTGAACGAACATTTACATTCCTTATAGGTAAAATAATGTTATTAAAAGGTCTTCTATAATCTTGTGTACCTTGATAAAAACGTGAGTTAAGAAGGGTAAAAGAGCGGTCAATATGCTCATACATGTTCCAATCCTTCCAATTAGAAGCTAGAGGGACACGGTTAGTCCTGTACGCATTCTCTTCTTGAATTATGTAGCTGTATACCTCAGGATATTTTTCAGCTGGTTCTTCCATATTATTCTAATTCTCTAATTAGTTTATTTGCTAATATTTCAACTGCTGTGTCTTTCTGGCTCATAGTAAGTAATACCTTTCGTGCTTCTTTTGTATTAAAAATTCTATGTCTCTTTAATTTACCTTTAAAGCAAGTAATGAACATCTTAGTCTTTGCTCCAAATGGATATACTGGAGAATCTATAAAATCAATTAAACATTTTTTAACACTCTCACCCTCTGTCTTAAAAGTTATATCATTTACTGTTATTTCTAATCTAAAAGGCAATGTGTCTGATGTTTCTGGTTTAATAGGTGTTTCTATATCTTTCTTTACTTCTTTCTTACTTACTTTAGTTGTTTTAGTTGTTTTTACTTTAGTCATTTTTTATAAAAAATAGCAGATAAAATCTTTGTGAGACTTTACCTGCGGTCTTTCCGTCAGATTATTATTAAGTTTGTTGTAATTATATCATATGTGCAAAAATAAAAGCAAGTTAATTGTCATTAGGTTTAATAACAATCTTTTGTGTTCTCTTTACTAAATAGAAATCTGGTCGTCCTTGTTGGTCTTTTGTTACTTCAATTACTTCATAAGGTCTTAACTCTCGAAGTAAGTCGATAATATTTTGTTCTGATTTTGATAGTATCATTCTGCTTGATTATATTTTACTTCATCTTTCTCAAAATACAAAGGTAAATCAATAGCAACTGCTTCGGCTAAATCTTTCATTTGCCAAGCAATACTGCACGCTGTAAGTAAATCCCAATGTCTAGTAGCATTATCAATATCTCTAGGGTCAGGTTGTGTATCAATTAAATCGTTTCTAGTATAGCTTTTAGCCTCTTGTATTAAGTCTTTATCGTTTAATACTAAATATCCGTCATTAACGGCTTTCTTTAAGTCAGCAAACATCTTTGACTTTGTTAGGCTGTTTGTATTCCAACCATAATTATATGACTGTGTTGTATTAACAATTGTCTGTAAAGTTTGACCCTTCTTCATCTTATAAAGATTTGCACCAAGTTGTTTTGCTTTAAGTATTGCTTGGTCATATTTATTATTTTCTGGAGCTACTAAACAACCACCAAAGTAATTAGCTTCTGCGTATATCTCATCTCCAAATGCTTCTGGTAAGACTGTATTAGAGGCAAAAGTAGCAACTACTTGGGCTGGAATAGTGCTAAAATCAATAAAAACAGATGCCGAGCTATCTAACCCTACTCCACCTGCTATATCATGTCCTCCAGCATATCTATGTGAAGGATTATATGCTCTATACATTTTAAACCCAGCAATGTTTCTTATTGGCTGTCTGATTTCCATTTTATCTAGTGTCTCTCTATCAAAATATATATCTTTACTTGCGTTAGGTTTGCACAATCTCTCCCCTGCGAAGTCTTCATCATTCTGCTCCATTTTTGCTATATCTTCTCTTGAATATCGCTCCCATGTTGGATTTCCTTCTTCATCTCTAATTCGAGTTATCTGTACTACCTTATCTTTATTCTCTTTAGTAACTAGCTTATGAACATTACCTAATTCACTAAAGTAGTTACATGTGTAGATAGATGAACCATTTATAGCCAATCCTGTCCTAGCTTCTTCCATGTTTTCGCCTATTTTACGTGTTGTTACTACACTTCTTATAGTTGATTTAGTCTCAATATCGTCATACCAATCAAAGTCTGATTTAGCTTCTTCCATTATCTTACCTCTTTGGTCTACTCCAATCTGTTTAGCTAATACCTTAATACCTGTAGTTGTAGTAAAGCCTGACATTGTTTCTTCTCTCTTATATTCAGTCTTTTCGAATATCTCTGGGTATAAGTCTCTTACTCTAGGCTGTATGAACATGTTGTATATATCTGTAACTGATTGTTTTGCATTGTCTAAATCAGCAGAAATACATCTAATAAACTTCTTTGTCTTGTCTAAATCGTTTGCTATACAGTAAGCTATAAATAGTTTAGTACGTGCTGTTTTACTAAATCCTCTGAATGCTATGTTTACAAATTGTCTTATCTGACTCCTATAGGCTTTAATGTTATTCAAATCCATTTCCTTATGCTTGTCACAATCATTTGAGGTAAAGTATTTAACAAAGAAGAATCTAGCCCAGATATTAAACTTAAACTCTATCTGTTCATTTGTGTTAGAAGAATCAAAAGCAAATAAAGCTCTTAACTCTTTAGGATTGTTCCTCTCCAGTATCTTTTTTATTTCCATTTATATAAATAGCTATTGAATCATCTATCTTAGACTTAACATCTGAATCTAGTATTAAGTCTTTACCGTTAGTTGTTAAATCTGTTTCTGTCTTATCTTTCCAGTTGAAATTCTTTAGAGCAAATATCGTTCCACTTCTTCCATGTTTCTTTAAATCTACTTCATATCCATTCTCTACTCTTTGCTTAGCTTTTTTTATAGTGTTGGAAAACTCATCCTTCTCTTCATAGTCACATAATACACTTCTAAATGTGTCAAGGTGTATAGCTAGTCCTGTTATTGTCCATTCTTCTTTTGGTGTTTGCTCAAAGTAATCATCAACTTTTAATTGTAATTCCTTTAATGATTTAAATTTTAGAGGTCTTCCTTCTTTTGCCATGTTGATAACTATGTGGATAAGTTGTTAATATCTTCTTCAACCTTTACATGTAATCTCTACTCCTTCTGCATTAAAACAAGGTCTGTCTTTTACTTCATAATCTCTATTAACCTTTTTAAGGGTTTCTTCAAGAAGATTTCCGTTGTCTTCAAATCTAACTGACTTCTCTCTCATCAAACTAAACGCCATTACTATTAAAACTAGAATCAATATAGCTGTTATTATTAACTCATTATATGTATTTTTCATTGTATATATTATACCTGTTGATAACTTTAAAATCAAATATAGTAATGCGTGCTAAAATTGTTTTATGAAATTACTGAATGAAGAAGATTACTTTGGAAAGTTCAAGATATGCCAAGTCTGTGGTAAAGATATTAAGAAACAAAAGGTTATGATGTGTTCTAAGTGTAAGGTAGCTATTAAAGTTGAGTATCAGAGTTTAAAGAAGGAATATGCTAAGAAGGTGTATAAGGTGTTAAGTTGATGTGGATAACTTTATTGCTTTTAATCTAAACTAGGCTATCATCTTAATATGAAAAAAATAATAATAGCAGTTGCAGTTTTTATTGGATTATCAAGTACAGTATACGCAGGATATGATTTAATAAGTTATAAAGAGACTACTAACACCGCTATATTAACTAGCAAAGTATTAGACGACAACAACTTTAAGGTTATTAGATTCCAAGATGAAGTATCGAAAGATATTAAAAATAAAGAAACTAATACTTGTTATGTGATATTTACTACTAAACAACAACCGATACCACAAAGCCCAAATATTAGTTGTAAGTAATTGTGATATAATTGAAGTCTGGCGGCTTCACAAGAAACACTCTTAATCGGGTGTTTTTTGTTTTCCACAGTTAGGGCTTGCATTGTTTTTGGTAGTTTGTTATTATTACGGAGTAACTCAATGGAGTTGCCAGTAGAACCGAATCCCCATGAAATCTTTTCAGGAGATTCTGACTTAAATGTCGGGCTCTACTGAAAGGGTTTTTTGTTTTAGTCTTACCAGCTCTTGTTACTAGAGACTAGCGGACTTAAAAAAGCTAGGGCAAGTAATCAATACGGATACAAGATACCGCAGTTAAAGTTTTTTAAAAATTAAATAGAATGTTTATGAAGGGAGAGTTAGATTAGTTTACGATACGAAATCAAGACTTATCTAGGTTGTAATTATGAAATCGTGCCTCCTACTAAGTGTAAACCTTAGCTCCCTTTCACAAGCATTTTATTTAAAGCGAGTTCTTTTAAAATTTAATAGATACCTTTAAAGAATTAGGATTAGAGGGGAACAAGCAGGGATAAAGAATCAATAAAAAGATAACTTTAACTCGGCATGGAAAACGGCTTGGGGGTTGGTTGTATTGTATGCACAATAGTATGCACATTATTAAGAGTTAATATTATGAGAAATAAACATTATAAAATAAAAGGAATAAGAATGAGTGAAGATACATGGCAAAGACTTAAAGAGAAAAGAATTAAGTCTGGGAAGACATGGAATAGGTTTTTATTAGATTTAATGGATATAAAAAATAATGAAAGTAAAAAAGTATAAAGTTAAGATAATTGGAAACGGTGAAGAATGTAAAAATTGTAATATTTTAATGCAAAGACGAGAACACTCTGAAATTACACATAAAATTAGACAAATGTCTTATTATTTCAGTGAATGGGATTATTGCTCAAATTGTAAACATGTTCAACACTATGAAAAGTTTAAGGTATTTAATAAAACAGAAAAAGGAAATATTGCAAAGTATCTAGAAGAACAAAATATGTTATTTAAAAACTTATAGTTATCCCCAGTTTAATTATGTAAATATTATTAGTTAAGTTATTATTATATTTATAGTTCTTTAAGTGTTGTGGTGGCGGACAGTGAGCCGCTACAGGAATATGAGAGACATCCGAAATATCAGGGGTATCATATTTGAAAGCTATATAACTTACGGGATTGGAGACTCCTCATTCGTGAATGTACCTCACTAACTGGTAGGAGTAGCTAAAGACTACAACAGGCACACGAGTAAGCAAAGCTCTGCGAGTCAAACCTCGCCCACAATACTTAGGGAATTATAAATAATTAAAATATATGAATAAAGAAACTATTACAAAATATTTAATTGATGTACTAATTGAAGATGAAAAAAGACTTCCTGATGAAGCAAAGAGAGAAGCCGAAGCAATTATGATGTATTATGAGCAAATTAAAAAAGCTGAAATTAGATTTTTAACTAA